GAGCGTCTCTACTCTAAAACTCTCACCTATAACTAACAAACATTATGCCACTAGAACAAATCGTACCAACTGAATCCCTAATCGCAAACCAAGTTGCAGCCCGACTTGTAAGCGAAATCCTGAACACCGCAAAACGAGTGGACGCTATTCGCACCGAAGGAATCCCTGCCATTGCCGCTGCCGAAGCGACACCTGAGCAGACTCTTCCAGATGGTCGTAAAATGCCTGCCAGACCCGCTCGTCCTGCTGTCCCTGCCATTAGTGCTGAAGCAATCAATGCTGCTTTGGGAGAGGACAACTGCAATTTGATCGATTCAATTAAAGCATCAATTTTGTAAAAACCATTTTAACTTAACCAAATGCTCGCTGCCAATTACGACATCACTCTTGATCGCGCAGCCGAATATACATTCGTGCTTACGGTTCAGGCTACGAACGGTAGCGCCGTAAATATTAGTAGTGCTGCGTTCTACGCTGACATCCGCGACCCGATCACTGGTAGAAAGGCAGTTTCGTTTACCCCTACAATTTTAGATAGTGGGGTGAATGGTCAAGTAAAGTTTAGCCTTACAGAAGCAGATACGCTATCACTCAGTTCTTTGAACAAATACAACTACGACATCTTTATGCGTCGCAGCAGTGTATCAGAGCGACTGCTTTACGGTTCTGTAACTGTACGCTCTAACACAACCAAAGGGTCTCCCATAGACCCAACCACCTAAAACAATGCCATCCGATTCCTATACCTTGATTATTTCAGATGCTGGCGTCAGCACGCCCTCTACAGGTTCCGTTACAAATACGTCTGTGGCAGCCAACGCGGCAATCGCGTTTAGCAAGTTGGCAACCTTGACCAGCGGGAACATTCTTGTAGGCAATAGCTCGAACGCAGCCGCGTCAGTTGCAGTTACTGGTGACGTTGCAGTATCCAATACGGGCGTAATGACCATCGCCAATGATGCAACAACCTTCGCCAAGATGCAAAACGTCTCAGGCTACTCCATCTTAGGCAAGCCAACTTCAGGTTCTGGTGACGTTGCTGAGGTCAGTTCATCTTCCTTTATGTTGGAAGCTTCCACTGGATTTTTGAGACAAGCGGATGCAACATCTGCACGATCCGCATTGGGTATAGCTGACGCCGCGACAGGCAACGCGCTGCTCTCTGGTGGTGTAGCTACAGCGCCAGTTTATGGGAAGGTAGGGCTTACAACTCACGTCTCAGGCACTTTACCAGTGGCGAACGGCGGCACTGGCGTAACGACTTCAACGGGAAGTGGCGCTAATGTGTTAGCTACATCTCCGACTTTAGCCACACCTACTTTAGTCACACCTATCTTGGGCACACCAACTTCTGGCACGCTTACAAGTTGCACTGGTTTGCCTTTAACCACTGGCGTAACTGGAACATTGCTAGTAGCTAATGGCGGCACTGGCGTAACGACTTCGACTGGAAGCGGCGCTAATGCGCTGGCGACTTCCCCAACTTTAGTCACACCTATCTTGGGCACACCAACTTCTGGCACGCTTACAAGTTGCACTGGTTTGCCCCTAACTACTGGTGTTACTGGAACTCTACCCGTCACCAATGGTGGAACGGGTGTCGCGGCCTCAGCATATGGCCAGACGGGCAGCCAGACCGCAGGAACATCAACAGCATACACTACTACTTATGCTAAGCTAGTCCTCACTACGAGTCTAGACGCAGCGGCTCAATTCGATGCTAACGGTGTAAATAATCGTCTGCGCTATACAGGCTCCGCGACCCGTAGGTTCTTGGTATTTGCCAGCATGGATATGTTTACAGCTACTGATGGCGCACAGTTCACTATTAGGATCGCAAAGAACGGAACAACGATTGAAGCTACGCAGTGTAATGCGGCAGCAGCAGTCAAAGCGGGTTCTGGCATTGCCAAGTTGGTGTGTTCTTGGATCATCGAGTTCGCTACAAACGACTACGTTGAGCTTTTTGTGGCTTCCGTGGGGGGCAGTGAAACTGGAACCCCGCAACGTATGCGCCTAATCGCAACCCCCGTATTCTAATATGCCAATCTCACCGCTACCACAAGCACCATTTAGGCAGGATCGGAGAACATTCCCGACTCCTCTGATTGGTGACGTGTTATTCAGCGAAATCCGTGACTGCAACCGCATCCTGATTCCCGAATACGGAACCCCGCATCCTGATACAGTAAAGTGGCCACATCACAAACTTGTCTACGTCAAGCCCGTTGATATAGAACGCAATGAAATATTTGAGTTCTTTTACGCAGCAGACCGCGAGAATCAAGATTTATACAACTGGACATCAGACATAGCTAACATCGCTGATATGCGCTTTGATACCGTCAAACGGATCTATGTATTCAGACGTGATGACTATAATCCTGAGGAGCTTCAAATGGGTGATCCCATGCCGAACATCCCTGTGAACAGATTTCCTGATCCAGTGACAGCAGATGGCGATGAGACAACAAATGACGATGATCCTCCATCCTACGCGAATCATGTTTTAGCTTATAGGAATCAGCTTAACTCAAGTGATGAGGTTCTGAATTCAATCTTCATTGTAGAGGAAAGGGTCTATGTTAAGCGTTGTTCGATCACTACGATTCAGACGGAAGACTTCTTTGGTATTGGGGGAAGCAAGGTTGATAGATGGTATTACAGGGGCGAGGTCGTGGACGGATCAGCAGTTGAAGTTCACTTTGCCGATCCTAATAGCTCTTACTGGGGCTGGCAGGCTGATGGGACTCAGCGAGATGGTTTACAGATTTCAGAGAACTGGTTTATCATTTCTATCATTAGTTCGATTGTAGATGCCATTGATGAATATGTTTTCTCGTATCCAACACTGACTAACGTCAACCTCCCTCGAAGACTGATAGACACCCAGTTGACATTCAACGTGAATAGTGGGATTGGGGATCAGGATTCATGGGGGTGGGATGCCGCAGCGGGGGCCCTACCGCTGTCTTCATCACTAGGTCTAACCGATTCATGCTCATCAAGTGTCTCTATATCCCCAGAAGTGGGTCTGACTTTTCAAGACCCTGACGGGAGCTATACACTCGGTATGGTATATTCATTTTTCCTCCCGCAGCCAGTGACGATGGCAGACATTATTGCTAGGGTCAGCACGTTACACGGGTCGTCCGTAAGTGTTTACACCCCTGCGACAACCGCCACCGCAGTCATGACCTTGGTAAGCGCGAGTGCCAGCGTAAGGTGCTCCGCCACAGCGTCTCAAGGGCAGAGTTTCGAAGAAGAAAGAAGTTCGGCTAGACAGGAAAAATCAACAAGCTCAGATAAATCCGTAGGTCAACAAACACAGTTTATTCAGGTGTCAGGATTCGTAGGGGATTTAGACCTTAACGCGTCTCAATCGGCGGAGGTGGAGGCTACAGCGTCCATGATTATAAATGGGACTGGCCTAGCGACGGGATACACTACCTCGGCTTTTATCACGGACAGTGCATCAGCGACGGCATCCGTCACAACATCTAGTGGGGGCAACTCAGAGGGTAGCTCGGATGGAGCTTTCATCACTAAAATTAACGTGGAGCATTACCGCTTCCAGAGAGCTAAAGTATTTATCGAAGTTGTAGACTTATAAAATTATGGGTGACGAAACTAAAATGGCTCCAGTCAAGACGTCCCTGATGGATGCCTCAGACGTTAAATGGGAGAGGATGATGGCAAAACGCAATGAGCCGAAGGTTGACCCAGCTAAAGACCTTGGAGAATTTACCGCCAAGTCAGACGCCCAAGGCAAAGAGGCAAATGTGGCAATGAGGAAGAAGGGCATCGACGGTAAAATCATAGTATTTACCGACCCAGTAAAGAGCGAAGCGGGGATGCCCCCAATCCTCAAGGGACAGATACCGAAGCACAGAGATGAGGCAAATGCTGATAGCGAGGTAATAGATTACGATTGGAAGATCGTTGCATCAGGAGATGCGCGGAACCCCGCATGGACTGTCGGGGAAGGAAAAGTGTATTATCTCAACGATGCCACCGAAGCTACGGTATTAAGCACATCTGTAGAGGGGGAGGCTGGGGGGATTTACCTACATATAACCCGAAATCCTGCGTCGAGAGCAGTCACAGCACAAACCGTGGAGCTATACGTCGAGACTCCGTTCACTGGCGAGTCAGACCAATATTTCCTACTAGGAAACGTGGGGGGTAGCCCCGTCATCATCCAGAGGCAGTTCACCCCCATCCGTGTCTACGAAGACCTTTTCATAATCAATGGAGAATTTAAACTTGGCAGCATTGCAATGTTAGCCGATAACCTATACACACCACCAGCATGAGCATTCAAGCAAACATCAACCTACTTCATTTTCCGAGCGGCACTTCAGTCAGCGGAGGGGGGAGACGCACCCCTAATGAGGGCTCATTTGCTACTAATGCAGTGAGCTTAACAACTGCTTCAGAAGTTGTCCCTAAAGGTGACATCATCACTCCACGGTATGTAGCAATCAAAAATTACGAAGGTGATGACGCGCTCATCTCACTTGATGGTGGCAGCACATGGCCCTTCCGCTTGTCTCCAGATAATGATGTCTTGCTTCTCCGTTTAAATCTTGAGGATTACCGCGAGATTAGCACTTTCGTTTGTGAAGCAGACACAGCAGGGAGCCTATCTGGAGAACACCTTGAGATCTATGATCATGTTGGCGAGGTTTGGCCTTGGTTCAATATCACCGATTTTACATCTGTGAAAGAGATCAGCACAATTACAACGGTTGCAGACGTAGCCGCGTCGCTTGATGCAAAATACTTTGTTATCTCCGATAATGTAGGAACAGTTGGAGTGTGGTTCGATGTCGATAATAATGGAACAACAATTCCCAGCGGCGCGTCCGCTTGCGCTCGCTCAATCGAAGTCACTACCATTGTCACGGGTGACAGTGCAAATACCGTAGCCACTAAGGTTGCAGCAGTGCTAGAGGCAGACTCCAAATTTGTAGCCACCGCAGCGACAAACATCGTGACTGTGACAGACGCAAACTATGGCGCAAGGACAAACCTCACCGCAGGCGATTCTGGATTTACTATGGCAGTGACAACGCAGGGAGTATCGGGGATTAACCCAAGCACCGCTCCTGCCGTCACCACTGAGCGACTCATTCAGGTGGACATCACTGTAGGAAGCACCGCAGTTCAGGTTGCAGTGGCACTCGCCGCAGCGATGGACGCAGATGCAGAGTTTATTGCCGCAGTGCCTACCACCTCAACCGCAGTCATTACTGACCAGAACTCAGGCGCGAGGGCAGCGGCTACCGCAGGTGACACAGGCTGGGCATCTGTTACCTCAGGAAACCAAGGGACAGACTTCTACGACGTTGAAATCAAATCAGTAGGCACTAGCCAAGTGGTGACTGCGGTATGCCCCAACTAAGATATGGCTCAAGGAGTTTACACACGGGAAAATCGCGTTCAGTTCGTCAAAGGTTGGCTAACTGGCGGAACAGATCCAGCCGACGGCAGCGTGGAGTGTGGCGATGGGACGGCATTTCCAATGGAGGTGACGCTCGATCAAGTTGCTGAGATATTTTATCGCGTCAAAGATGCTTGGTTCACAGGAGGCAGTGCATCATGGAAATACTTAGGATTTGCTCAAACGATAAACGCAGCAACAGATGCACCAGCAAATCGGCGGCTTGATGTAAGCGCGTCAACCTACCAGCAGCGCGGTTATTGCAAGCTCGGCGGCGACGATTACAACGGAGCGACATACGACGCAGGCATCGGTAACAATTACAGCGACATTGCAGACAACGAAAACGGAATGTGGCGCGACGCGTGGAATGATCCAGATCATGTCGACGCCTTTTCATATGAACAAAATGATCCGAACAGCATCCAAGGAGGAGATCCTGAATGGTGGGGCGATACTGGTCTAGGAGTCTACGCAACAGTCTTTCGAGGCAAGCGAGTTGCAGTCGTCAAACTCGATCCAGCAGATGGGCTTTACGCGGCAACGAACAAGTTCTATCTGGAGATTGAGATGTATTGGTTCGATTATGGAGTCGTTCCGTTTGGAGGCAGCACCAACATTTACAACTCTGAGGGCGGATTCGGTGATTTCAGCTCTCGAGCAGTTTTTATTTCAAACTACATTTTGAGACTTGCAACTGGTGACGCAACTTGTCCTGTCTACTTCGATGCGCTTGGATCAACTGACGAGACTGGAACCGATTTCATCCATGAGCCGCAGGTCTGGTGGCCATATGCCAAGGACAATCCAGCCGTGCCTGTTTGGGATACTGATAAGGGCATAAAGTTGTAGACAATACAACTTTCTTGGAGTAAACACACAACAGCTAACTGAAAAAGTTATTCGACAAACACATTAAAACTTATGGAAAGTACTAAAAAACAGATGAATCACCTAAAGAAGTCATTATAAATGAGCTACGCGTATGGTTGACCAGATTGGATCTAGCGTCACAACCGACTAAGGTTGCCCTACAGATATCACAAAATATCGAGCCTCAGACCGACACACTCAATCGAGTGTTTAATATTACCGTTAGCAGAAATTTAGAGAGGCTAGTTGAAGCCAAGCCTGTCGAAATAATTGAAAATACGGATTAACCACACGATGAGGCTAACCCAGCACTGACAATACGTTTGGCTTGTCAACTGGTAAATTAGTGGTATAGTCGCGTAACTAATAACTAACCAATAAGACACCCGACCGATGGAACCCGTACTCGTAAAACCAAAGACCACCCCCGATCAAGTGGCAAAAATGATGAACACTGAATACGGGGAGGACGAACCTACTGGTCTTGAACTTGAAGCCTATAAGGTAATCAGGCGTCATGAGGGTTTCAAGGATAAAGTTTATACGGACACTAAGGGAAATAAGACAATTGGAATTGGCACACTTATTGGGGATGGGTCAGAAGAGGCTTATAAAAAGAGCCCGTATTTCAATAAGACGATTGACGAAGATCAAGCAGCCGAAATCGCTAAAGAAGCTATTAAGGAAAAAATTGCAACGTCTGAAAAGCTGCTCGGTAAAGATTATCTATATTCCCTATCTCCTGAGCTACAAGCACAGATCGTTAGCAGCGTCTATCGCGGCGGGTTTAGTGGATCACCAAATGCCCAGCGCCTGTTGAAGGCGGGTAAATTTGAAGAAGCTGCTAAGGAGTATTTAGATAACGAAGAATACCGCCAAGCAAAGGCAGTAAAGTCAGGCGTCGCTAAACGCATGGAAGAAACTGCCGCAATCATGGCAGCTGAAGCTAAACGCGGGTTTGAGGGCGCTGTTGAGGATCGTTTAAAACAACAAACTAAAAGATAAATTATTATGCCCGCACTTACCGTAGCTCAGCTTCAACCAATTTTAGGTTCTTACACTGAACCAGCAGCGGATTTTTCTGCGGCTCTCGCACAAGTCTTACCACGCCTTTACGCATTAGGTATGTGGCGTGATCTTGTATATCAAGTTTCGATGCGTTCTGAAAATGGAATCGTGAGTCTTCCCGAAGGTTCTGAGTCGATTATCTCATGCACCATTGACGACAAACCTCAACCCGTCCGAAGTCTGTGGCACGATATTCGTATTGTGGGTCGCCAAGCAGAGACCAGTCCTTATTTTGGAATGGTCGATGACGGTTTGCATCCCACATTCCGCCTCTTGCCAGACGATCTTACGGAACTTTTTGTTGTCCCATCTACTGAGAATGTTGTTGGAGATGCCTTCGACCCTGATTCAGGCGAGTCGATCACGATTCGGGCATCTGATGGAATTCAAATGTATCAGGTTACTGCTTCGGATGGGTCACCAAACTTTACATTTCCTGAGCCAATTACTTTCATCGAATCTATTACTTACAATGGACTTATCGAAAAGTTCGACATCCGTTCTGAAGCAGCTACTGTTAATACTACACTTGCTACCGTCGGTAAAGGTAATGGGACAACTCGCTATCGCCGCTTTAGAGTGGGTGATCCAGCACAGTCTGCGGTTACCGCACACATGCTAGTTAAACGGTCATGCCCGACGATTTTAACTGAAGACACTATTATCCATCTTGGAAACATCAACGCGCTCAAGCACGGTCTTTTGGGTCGCATTGCAGAAGACGGTGCTGATATTGAGCGTGCCAATTACCATTGGCAGATTTGCACTCAGCTTCTTGATTCTGAATTAGATGCCTTTAGAGGTGCTGCTAAACCAATGCTTCAGATTAATCCATATGGTGCGAGTGAAGCACCATTTAACATGCTATAATGAAATTTCCTAAAACAATCGCTATTGCGGGACACAATGTCAAGTTACGTTTTGTAAAGCTGAACGATTGCTACGGGCAGTATGAGCATGATCGAAAAGTTATTGAAATCGACAAAGCTGCCCACGGCAACACGGTAAGTGTTCTGGAAACTATTCGCCATGAAATGATGGAGGCATCTCTCTTGCTATCTGGTGTTGGGTTTTCAGAAAAGTATGATCAAGAAATTGTTGTGAGATGTATGGAAGAAATATTTTTTCCTGCATGGGACCGCTTCTGCAAACGAATCTATGCCGAAAAATAATTCTACAAGTAAGTCAAAAATAATTGAGGTTATTCCGACGGCGGAAGATCTAAAAGAAGCATCTGATAGGGCAGCACAATTGGGCGTATTGCCCAATTCGTTTACGGGCGGTCGTGGCAGAATGACTGGCTTCTTAGGTGAAGTTGCTTTTGAGAGATACTATAAGGAGTGTGGGTATGTAGGAGATTCTTCTTTTACGCACGACTATACGCTAAACGACTGGAAAATTGAAGTTAAATCGAAGACATGCTCATCGAAACCAAAACTGGAATACACTGTGTCAGTTAACGGCGCGGATAATAAAGAATGGTTTAATGATATTTTTTTCTTCACAAGAGTAAATTCATCTTATTCTCGCGTCTGGCTTCTCGGCTGGATGAAGCGTGAGAATTTCCTTCGCAGGGCTGAATACAAAAAAGCAGGTGAATCCGATTCTGACGGATTCACCTACCGATCTGCGGGGTATCACTTACCTATTAAGCTATTACGTCGTCCAGATTCTTTTCTTGACTCATTGTAATATCGTATTTTGAACTGAGATCGATCTCCCAGATCTTACCACCACCTTGACCATCAGAACGAACGGGTCTAACGTGAGGGTTGTTCTTGCCAGCTTCTTCCATAGTTGACATACCACGGCGAACAAATTCCAAGTTAGCGCTCATGCCGACATTACGACCGTTATTAAACTCATGGAGTGAAACTTGGAACTCAGTAAGAGTCCCGCTCCAATGAGTTTTGTCAGGTGTGTATTCGCGAGCGCGCTTAGCAAAGAACTCGACAAGCTCAGCAACAGACGAGCGGCTGGAATTGTCATAAGCGGCTGACGCAATAGTCTCGTCGATATAGCTCTTAATTCCAAAACGCCCGAACTCTTCTATGGCTTTTGGTACTTTCCAATCCAACAGCCATTTTGCGAAGTGGGGCAGCTCCTGCTCGATTGTTTTCTCTAACTGCGAATTGCGGGGGAATTTACTTGTTGCAGTATCAGAAATGCGCAGTGCCATGAGCTTATCGCGGTTGCTGCTGTCAAGAGCGGGTATAACCGACAAGCTGTTCGCGTCCATGTTAAGCGAGAAGATTACTCGCCCCGTCCACGGAATCGAAAGCGCATCAGCATACTTCGCCATATATTCAACACGTGGGTTAGCCACAGAACGCTTGATCAATTCGGTAGCCTTGCGTTGATCCTGAAAGGAAGCCGCCGACGTCGTATCGTCGATAACCCATGCTGCCACACGACCCAAGTCTTTGTTGAACTTAGTCTGACCACTTAAGTAATCGCTGGCGTCAGCGTATCCGCCGACTAACCCACTGATCACTCGGTTAGATAATAATGACTTACCTTTGTTTGTGGGACCAACTAGCAGAAGCGCGTGACCTTGGACGAACTCGCGCTCATAGACTGCTTTATAGAAACGCTGAAGCCATGCGAAGAAGTATTCAACAGTAGTATTAGTGCGTGACGGATCATCGACAAATAACTGGTTCAACCAACCGTGTATGAATGGCCACTTCAAAATATCCCCGTCAACGTCTGGCTCGATTGGTTTTATATTTGCGCAGTTGAGAATGCGATTCCCATTGCTGACAACAATTCGGTCTTTGCTAAAGACGACAGGAGCAATCTCATCGATGCGATTCTGATTCGATATCGTCAGAATAGCTGCTTCAACTTCCGAAAGAGGTTGTCCTTTCTTCTGTTTGATTGAGAACCCGCTCTGGCGTAGTTCAAGAACAAGCTGCTCGCGCGGTATCGTGACAGCTGATTCGAACAGTAGCTTGAAGAACGAACGCCCATTGAACCAGTATTCGCCAAGTAGATTGCCCATCTTCTTCTGCTCGAAGGCTTTTACGAATGAGCCGCCGAGAATATCTCCCCAGCTCATGAAGCCTTGAGAAGCACGGTCGCTGTAACAGATAATCCCGTCTTCCACGACTTGGCACCCATCACGGTTAATACCGTCATCAATCCAGAATAGTGGACCACGTGAGCCGATCTCGAAATCTCCAACCCAACGGTTAGGGAATCGAGCTTCAACTTCTGCTGCGACAATATCGATTGGGATCGACGTATCGTTGGATTGTGGTGGCGCATCTCCAGCAGCCTTAGTAAGAGCCGTCTGCACGGCGATGTCGGAGAGTATGCCCCCAACACTTGTCCAGTCATCGCCCAGTTCGAAATATTGATTCGCCTTGATCGAAGTGCTATCAAAGCCAGCGAATAAACGCTCTAGCTTGAGCGTCGTCTTGATATGCTTCATGAAGCTGTCAAACATTGCGGGCGCAATCGGCATTGGATTTTCAAATTCCCAGATAAGACGCATGTATCCTGATTGGGTTTTCGTTCTCCATGTTGGGGGATTCATGCCACACTTAGAAGCGATATCACTATCAATGCTACCCCAGTTTACTGGTGCATCATAGTCAGCGATGACTCCGTAGATCTTGTTTGGGGGGTTGTCGTT